GAGTATGTATTGAGTAACGACCAAAAGTTAAAAATTGTTGAAACTTTTGATAGAGCTCAAACAACTCGTGAAATCAAGTTGGTTTATTCTACTCTTGCTGAATCTTATAAAGATAACGGTAATGAGAAGAAAGAAGTTGTTAAGGAATTTGCTAGTAAGAAATCTGGTGGAACTGCACCGCAGACTAAAATCATTACTGAGGAAAGTCAAGTTGCAGATCGTTTCAGAAAACTTGCTGGTATAATTAAATCTTAAACCGCTTAAATTCGGAGAAATAAAATGAGCGATTATATAAACGAAGGACTTCTTCAAAATGCTTCTCCACTAAAGAAGCAAAAAGAAGAATCCGCAAAGCTCGTTACTAAGTGGGAACAATCTGGACTTTTAGAAGGAATGGAAAACGAATGGCAAAGATCTGGTATGGCTACATTGTTAGAAAACCAGGCTCGTCAGTTGATTTCTGAGAACTCTAAAACTTCACCTAACGCCGGTGGTGGTGTTGGAGACGAAGAATGGTCTGGAGTTGCACTTCCACTTGTAAGACGAGTATTTGGTAATATCGTAGCACAGGAACTTGTTTCTGTTCAGCCTATGAACTTACCTTCCGGACTAGTATTCTATCTTGATTTCAAGTATGGAACTGCTGCTGGTAAATTTAGTGCCAATGAATCAATTCATGGTAAAACAGGTGCTAACTCACCATCTGGTTCAACATCTCCTTTTGGAGTAAATGGACTTTATGGTGTTGGTAAGTACGGATATTCAATTAGTCAATCTGCAGTAACAGTTGCTATAACATCAGCTCCTGTAGCTAGTTTTAAGGACATTGATTTCAATAGTGAAGATTCTGCTTCAATAACTGCACAGCTTCATAAAGTTAGTTTTGCTAAAACTAATTTTCCTGACGCTGATTACACTGCTTTAAGGTCATGGAACTTTTCTGAAAGTAATGTGACGAATGTTCTTAATCAATATGCTGCTGATGATGGTAGTGGTAATGTTACCGTTGTTGTTGATGCCGCTTCTTCTAACGCTGCTACTGGTTCATATACTATTAATTATGTGAAACAACCTAGTGCTGCTAGCCGTGGTGATTTTGAAGATAGAGTTGGTAATGCAACTGTTGATCAATTAAGCATTCCTGAAGTTAACCTAGAAATGAGATCTTTACCAATTGTTGCTAAGACTCGTAAGTTGAAAGCTGTCTGGTCACCTGAGCTTGCTCAAGACTTGAACGCTTATCATTCTGTTGACGCTGAAGCTGAATTAACTTCAATGTTAAGTGACTACATTTCAATGGAAATTGATTTGGAAATCCTTGATATGTTAATCAATGATGCTCAAACAGTAGATTACTGGTCAGCAAAAGCTGGTGAAGACTATGATTCAGGTACTACTTCTTTTGCTACAACCACTTTCTACGGTACTCGTTTTGAGTGGTATCAAACTCTTGTATCCAAGATTCAAAAAGTATCAAACGAAATTCATCGTTTGACACTTCGTGGTGGTGCTAACTTTGTAGTTGTTGCTCCAAAGGTCGCTACTATTCTTGAATCACTACCTGGATATGTAAGTCAACCAGGTGATGGTGGAAATGACCAATTTAGCATGGGTATCTCTAAGATAGGTCAAGCTGCTGGTCGTTACACAGTCTATAAGAATCCTTATATGACTGAGAACTCCATCCTTGTTGGATTCAGAGGAAGTAACTTCTTAGAAACTGGTGCTGTATACAGTCCTTATGTTCCGTTAATTACAACTCCATTGGTATATGATCCTAGTGATTTTACACCAAGAAAAGGTGTGATGACTCGTTACGCTAAGAAGATGATTCGTCCAGAGTTTTATGGTTTGATACATTGTAAGTCACTTGACTTAGTGTAAACTAAATCATATATCTGATACATAAAAATGGGGAAACTTTTGTTTCCCCATTTTTTATATATTTATAATTGATATAATTAACAAGACCTTAAATGGTCATTAACTGATTTTCCCGCGGCTGGGTAAATCAAGGAGAAAATCAAAAATGGCAAATACAATTAAAAAAGTTACAATGAATGATGGAAGGACATTTAATTTAGGATCCATCGAAGAAGCTGCTATCAAAGGAGTAGAGCAAGGCGCTAATGTCTTCGATGATGCACAGGTACTAAAATCAACATTACAAGTTCAAGGACTTTCACACACAACACACTATGGTAATGCTTCAGGTTCAGCCATAGCTGATAATACTACAGCTTTATCTTTAAGTGGTTCGACTACTTTTGGTAGAACATTCATATGTAATTTAGATGGAGCAGCGAAAACAGTAAATTTTCCACCAAGTGTAGGTGCAGCTGATATTGGAAAGCAATTCAAAATAGTTCAAGGTCCTTCATTGGTTGCTAGTGGTGTATTAACATTAAAATCTCATACTGGAAACACATGGTCAGAAAATAGTTGGTCAAGTGGTACTGCAGTTGATCAATTTAAACCCGCTAGTCATCTTAATAACACAATAGTAATTAGTGGTGCTAATACCAATAGTGCTTTTGGTGCCGGTTCAACAATTACTGCAACTGTGGTTGCTGCTGGTAAATATAGAGTAGAAATCCAATGTATTCCATTGGGTGCTGGAAATGACGCTATAGCTTATTCAACAGCTTGATAATAGATAAACCACAGGAGAAATAAAATGGCAAATTCGAAAACACAAGTTACGATGAATAATGGCTTAAAAAATAACTTAGGCGATATAGAAAAAGCTGCTATTAAAGGTGTAGAACAAGGTACTAATGTCTTTGATAGTGCAAATGTAATGAATTCAACATTACAAGTTCAAGGCCTATCACATACAAGTGCGTATGGTGATACATCCGGATCTACTATTCCAGATACTGCAGGAACTTCTTCATTAGACTCAACTGCTTTTGGTAAAACACATTTATCTTTACTTAATGACGAGAAAAGATTAGTGATTCTTCCAACAAATGTTGGTGCTAGTGATGTTGGTAAAAAGTTAGTAATTAACCAAGGAGCTAATTTGGTAGATACTGGTGTGTTGGATTTAAGCACTGGTACTGGTAATACATTGGCTATGAATAGTTGGTCAGGCGGTATTGGTGTTACTAAGTTTAGACCACTTGGTGATCCTAATAACAGAGTAACAATTACTGGCGCTGATACTAATACAGCATTTGGAAATGGTTCAACGATTACCGTAACAGTAGTTGCTGCTGGTGAATATATGACAGAGGTTCAATGTGTTCCATTGGGCGCTGGAAGTGACGCTATAGCATATTCAACTAAGTAATAGTTTATATTACATAAATGCAAAAAGGGGAGACTTCGGTTTTCCCTTTTTGTTTTTATAAACTATATATTTATAGGTAGGAGAATTACATTATGCCAAAATTAGACTATGCCTATACAGATCCATCTGGTTCAACTCTTGTAACTGGACAAACACCCTATGGAACATATGATAATGACTCTACTTTTCAGACTGATATAATATCAGTAACTAAATGGTGTGCGAAAAGACTTGGTTTTCCAGTCTTACAACTTGAGATACCAAGTGGTTCTATCTATGCCTGTTTTGAAGAGTCGGTAAATGAATACTCACAACACATCAACAATTATAATATTAAGAATTGGATGTGGGAACAATATGGTGAAAAGAACAGAGTATCGGGTTCATTAGGCACAGGTTCACTAGATCCTGTTACACCATCATTAGGTCCATCAGTAACATTATCAGATAAGTATGGTCAAATAGTTGGTTTGAATGAAAATTATGATTTAAAAAAAGGATACATAACTTTATCTGGTTCACAACAAGATTATGATTTACAAAGTGTATGGGCTAAAGATAATGAGAGTGGGAAAAGAATTGAAGTGCATAGAGTATTCAACCACATGCCAGCTTCCGTATCGAGATTTTACGATCCCTATGCTGGTACATTTGACCAAAGACAACTTCTTGACGCTTTTGGTTTTGGTAATGTTTCACCAGCAATATCATTTGTACTAAAACCAATATCATATGATTTGGCTAGAGCAAATGCAATTGAAACATCTGATTTAGTACGAAAAAGTGCTTACTCTTTTGAATTGCATAATAATAATTTAAGGATATTTCCAGAACCACAAACTGGTGATGCTGGTGAAAAGATATGGTTTGAGTATTATGTTAAAGATGATATTAGAAACACAAACAATATTAGTGCTTCTCTACAAGGTGGTGTATCAGATCCTTCTAATGTTCCATATAAATTTATTACTTACAATTCTATTAATCAACCAGGTCGTCAATGGATTAGAAAGTATACTTACGCTCTCGCTAAAGAGTTATTAGGTATTATCAGAAGTAAGTATAGCTCCATGCCAATACCTGATGGTGAAGTTACATTGGATGGTGAAGCCTTAAAGACTGAGGGTAGGGAAGAAAAACAACAATTACTAGAGGAGTTAAAAGAATTTTTAGAATCGGTGTCTTTAACGGAGAAATTAAAGGCAGAGGCAGAAGAGTCAAATGCTCAGAGAGAGGTTTTGGCAAAAGCTCCTTTAAACATATACATAGGTTAATAGATGTCAGCTACTAGACCATTTTTTATTTCTCAAAAGGAAATTAATTTAGTTGACCACATGAATGAAGAGTTGATTGATGAGATAGTTGGTCAGTCGGTGGACATTTATAAAGTATCAACTGAAAACACACCATCAAATATATATGGTGAGTCAACCACTAAGTATTTTAATGTTGGGTTTAGAGTAAACTGTCTGATACGATATAATGCTCCTGAAGTAGAACAATTTCAAGAAGCAGGACCAGACACGAACTCTACGATTGACTTGATGTTTCAGAGAAATAATTTAGCTAGTGGTTCACTAAACTTTTTTCCTGAAGCTGGTGATGTATGTGATTGGAATGATTGGTATTGGGAAATAAATGGAGTGACTGAACCACAACTTATTGGTGGTCATCCAAACTTTAGTCACGCTATTAAAGCTACAGCACATCGTAGTAGGTTGTCATCAATTAATATAGAGGAAAGACCAAGATAATGAGTTTAGAATTATTAAAAGAAAAATTTGGACACTCTGGAGTTATAAAAAAATCAGATAACAGAGAACAAATTCAAGAGAGATTAAATGTTCAGTTTAATAATAGTAGGGGGGATTTTAAAGATATAAAAATTCAACATCAAGAGGAGTTAGAAGAAAAGGATAGAATTATTAAAAATTTAGAAACACAGACTTCTGAATTAGCTACTGAGGTTTTAGCATTAGAAAAAGAGAAAGCTACTCTTTTAGATAATTTGAATAAATCTAAATGGATGGAAGAAAAAGTTCAGTCAACATCACAAAAAATATATGAAGATAAACTTAAACAAATGGAATTTGTAGATAGTACAAAGTTAATTCCTTTATTAATATCCGTTTCGAGAGAAAAACAAGGTAATACAAAATTAAATTGGGGAGAGTGGTTAAAAATATCAGAAAATAAATATTTGTTTCAAATAAATGAAAGTTTAGCCAAAAGAGTATTTGAAGATACTATTGCTTTAATAGATAGAGCCGTATCTTATATAAATAGAAGAAGAACATATGGGGGAGATGTAGCAGCTGCTAAAAATTATTCCTTAACATTTACTGGTGATACAGCAGCAACAGGTACAGGTGACCATGTTAGAACTACATTTGATCCTATAGCTCATGAACTTTATAATGGATTTACTCTTTCTTTTTGGGTTAGACCAGATGAAATTCCTGTTGCAACACATTTGTTTGGTATAGGTAGAAGAAACGCGAACTCTAAAGAGCGATTTACATTCGGTTTACAAAATGCTACTAGACTTTATGTAGGTGTTGGTCAACAGAAAAAAACATATAATGACCATGAAATGGAAGTAGGTAATTGGTATCATTGGGTATTTACATTTGCTGGTGGAAGTGGTGGAGCTCTTAAAGCGTATAGAAATGGTACTGATATAGAACTGAATAATTCGGGAGGTTCTGGTGGTAACGCTACTTCAATTTGGACACAAACAAGTTCAGATGAACCAATATTTTTCGGAGGTCGTAATCTAATTGGTAGTTATAACAATGGATGGGCTTGTACTCTTGATGAGGTAGCTATTTTTGATACAGTCAAAGATGCCACCTGGGTTTCAGGTGTATATAATAATTCAACTAATTATGACCACACAGGTACTAGTAATCTTGTTGGATATTGGAAAATGAATGAGGGTAGTGGAACTACTGTTGAAGATTTATCAGTAAATGATAATCACGGAACATTAACTGCAGGTACTGGAACTCTACCAACTTGGGAAGAAATTGAGAGCTATAAATAATGGCTATTGAACTATTAGATAAAACTCTTGTGATGAAACCTCGTAGGTCACATCATGTAAAACCTGTTAGGGTAGAAGAGGTAGTTGATGAAACCATTGAGAATGTATATGGGGAGCCGAAAG